ATACCGAGCCAAGGTTATTAGTCGTATTCGGGTCAGAGCCGGGGCCGGTACCTGCGCCATCCGCCGTTGCCACAATGGTAGGCAGCGTGATCGCACAAGTAGCTGGGACCAGAAGAATTTTACCAGCGTGAGTAGCAACTGAAAGGGTTACCGTAGCACCAAGGGTAAGGATGTTACCCGGACCTTGGGAATAGAAACCGTTAAGCGAACGGACAGGTCCGTCGAAGGTTGAAATAGCCATTTGAATCTCCAGTGTGTTAGCACATCCGCATAGAGTCTCTAACAAGTCTGCTGGGGCAGTCGCTATGCGTAAATTTTCCCAGATAAAAAACACAGGGCCGGTTGCGTGGTAACGGGCTTATCGTTCCTATCCACGCACACCTTGTTTGCCGGATTACCGGCCCTGTTTACAGCATACTACTATTACGACGAACCGGAAGCACCAAAAATGCCCAGCGGATCAGAAGCGCCGAAGCTGTACCGTTCACGGCTCTTGTATCTTACGTTGCCCGTATCAAAATCACCGTCCATTGAGTTTGACAGCGGGGTGCGGACAAAGTGCTTCAGACCGTTAGGAACGTCCGTGGTCAGGAACCAAGCATTGGTATCGGTCAGGAAGTGATTGACGCAATACCCGCCCGGAATAGACCCGTTATTCTTCAGCGCGTTGATGTCGTTGTTGTTGGTGCTAACACGCAGTTCCGTTTCCAGAAGACGTGTAGCAACGAACATCAGGCTGGGGGGAACAACGAGTTTCTTCGGTTTCGCAGCGATCAGCAGACCGCGCTCATCCGTCCAACCGGCGATCTGAATGACAGCAGCCTCAAGTGAGGTTTCATTCAGGTCAGCGGCACCACCAGTATTGCTGTTGGTTCCACCGTTCACCAGCGGGTGCGATGCACTGCACAGGACAACACCGTCACCGTAGGTTGGGCCACCAGTAAACGCGTTGTTAAGGATTGACGCTGCCTTAACTTGCTTGGTGTACGCCATAGCACGGGCCAGACCCTTGGTATAACGCGCCGAAAGGCTGTCATACAGGTTGTCTTCAATCGCTTCTTCAGTGATCGAAAAACCAAGGGCAATGGTTTCGTGTTGGTAACGGGCAGTCCATGCTTCTTGGGCGTTGTCGTAGGCAATTGCTTGACCTTCGTTTTTCACCGGAGCAGCAGAGAAACCCGACAGTTTTGTTTCTTCTTCAAACGAACGCTCAGAGGTTTCAGTCTCGAAAATCTCTTTGTGTTCTTCACCGTACTTTGCGTACTCCAGACCAAACAGGGCATTCAGCCCCGGAAGGAGTTCTTTAAGTAGTTGTGCGCGTGAGATAGCCATTATTTATTCTCCTAGACGCCGGTTGCAAGGCGATATTGATGAATGCCTTGGTTCCACGACACCAGAACTTCGACAAAGGAACCCGTAACCGGCGCGGTATCAGGCACAACGTCCACAACTTTAAACGGAATTGCTGCCGTAGTTGCGGTGCTGTTCAGCACACAATGTGCGCTGTTGCCGGTGGTTGTGCTACCCACGTTAGCAACCAGAGCAGCGTTTCCGCCAACCATCGTCGCCCGTGTAGCTTGAGCAACCACAGTCGTGCCAGAAACAATCGCGGTCTTCATCACCAGATCGGGATCATCCGCAACATACGCGGTAATCGCAGTCGGGGTGTCCGGAGTGCCAGTGGTCAGGGCGGGGTAGTACTGCCCATAAATGCGCTGGCCCGAAGAGTTGATGTAGCTGCAACCCATGAAGATGCCAACCACGTTAACGGTGGTCACCGTCAGCACAGCCGTAGTAATACAGCCGTTAGACGACATCAGAACAACGTCACCAAAGTAAATACTGGTGCCATGTGCCGTTTGGATCGGGATTTGCCGGGTTGAACCGGAAAAAACCTGTCCGCCCAGCAGGTTTACGGGGATTAGCCCGTAGGGGGCTGAAACAGTAGGATAAGCCATTAAGGACTCCTGTTAGATTGGTTATTTGCTACCACGACCAAACGAAACGCCTGATTTGCGCTCACTAAAGAGCGGCATACGGGCATCGTTGGTCTGCATAAAGTTATTATCGACGGCTTTTTCTTGAGCGTCCGAGGCTTTCTGGTAAAAGGCAGCGCGTTGTTCCATAAATTCCCTTGGAATTTTGCACAGTAGAAGCCCACCGATCTCAATATTGCCTTTAAACCTGCTGTTGGGATCGGCAAACACGTGCATATGCGGTTGCGATTCCGCTTTTACAGGTTCCCAACCTTCACGAAACTTTGCAGACGTATTCGTGGGGTCGAATTGCCCCAACAGTGCCGTCCGAACCCACCTGAATGCGTACCCTTCTTCCGGTTGAGGGGTGGGCAATCCAGTTGGTTGCACCCAACGTGATGGACGCTGCGTAGTTTCCCTAGCTTCAGATTCACGACCCACGCGGTTTTCAGCCATTGTTATTCTCCAATCGTAGAACTTCCCGTGCATACGCTTCGTTAGTCAGGTTAAATTTCTTAGCCAGATTTACTTGCGTAGGCGATAGTTTGACTTGTCTAGGCGCGGTTGACCGCGTTGCTGGAGCCACAACATTAGCTGCTTTGCGCTGGACAGGTTTTTCCTGCTCCTGCGTTTGCTCTTCCTCAAAATTCTCGGGGAATCGCTTTCTTACTCCCGCGTCAATACGGTGGTAGTAATCATCACTAAGCGGGTCGATACCCGAACGGACTAGTTTTTCGTGCAGACCCAGCGCGAGGCTAGTCATTTCCTCGTCTACACCCCACCAAGTATTTTTAGACTTCCAAGTTTCTGCCTTGGAGTCAACTACTTGACGCGGTGCTTGTGCCTGATCTTCACGTTGTACACTTGTTTCTGGGGGCTGTAAAGTAGGCTTATATTGCTGGTAATCCCTAAGTTTTAACTTAGCGTCTGTAAGTGCTTCCTGCGCGTCAGCAATTTTTTCGGCATCTCCTGCTTCGTATGCCTGTTTTAGTTGCTCTTTGGCAGTTAAGACTTCCCCGTTTGCCGTCTTGGTAATCTCCTCAACAAACAGTTTTTCACCTGCACCAAGCCGTTGTTTTAACTGTCTATTCTCCTCAATATACCCATTGGCAAAACGCAGCGCCTCATCTTTTTCGCGTGATGCAGTCTCTTTGGCGCGGCGTTCGTCGTGCCAGACCTTTTTCATCTGCCCAAGGCGTTTCTTTACCTTGTCGGAATACTCTTCAAGGTCATCCTTTTCAAGTTCCGCCACCAACTCTTTGGGCAGTGGTTCGCGCCCTTGGTCTGCTTTGGGAGTGTCGTCAACAATCTCTATCTGGATGTCGTCTGCCGACTCTGTTTGAGCGCCGTCTGCCGACTCCGTTTTCGTAGCCTCATGCGGAAATTTATATTCGTCCATGTGCTGCTCCTATGCCCTTGCAACACCGCGAGGATCTTCAACTACTCCCTCGACGGCATCGTCATTGATGATGCGGAATTCCCTACCGTGGATTTTCAGCCTTGATCCCGTATTGGGGCGTACCAGAACAAAGTCACCTTTATTGCACCAAGCGCCAGTTGGGAATCGCTTTTCGTCTTTGTAGCAATCCGGCCCCAATTCCATGACAAACAGCACTGTAGTCAGGCGTTCTTCAGCAAACACGGTTGCATCTGCCTTGATAATCCCGCTATCAAATTTATCTTCGGCTTCAGGAACCATGCACAGAATATGAAACCCAGAGGGGTTTGGTATCTGTTTAGCTTTCTTTTCTGCTGTCTCTGGCAGCGGTGTTGCGTCTGCACCAATCAATAGTTCACTCATCGTCTCCCGTCTCCATACGTTCTGCAAGGTCTGTGATTAGTTGCCTTGCGAACTCCAGACCTTGGATGAATCCGCAAAGTTTTTGATACTCGTCATATGTTTTGGCAGCACCACCACCTAAATGCTGTTCTATCTCAACACACCGTTCACTAAGTTTATCGTTGAGGTATTCAAAAGAACTATTGGAGTTCATTGTCCGTTAGACCCTTTTGGAGGTTGCGCTGTTTGCGTCCTGCTTTTTGCTATATCAATACCCAATTTTGTTCCTTCAAGTTCCTGCTTGTTTTGTTGTTCCGTCTGGTGTTTCTTAATCTCAACACCCAGTTTTGTGCCCTCGTAATCTTGCTTCGCCTTCAAAGCCTCTTCCTTGATGCGGATCTCATCGGCCTTGGCAGCAGCGTCCATCATGTCTTTCTTCGACTTGCGCTGCACTTCTTGTTCTTTAATCTGGAGTTCTTTCTGCTGCATCTGGATCAGCGGGTCTTGTTGCTGTTGCTGGGCTTGTTGTTGCTGGGCTTGTGAGGTGTTCTTCTGCAGTAACTTCATCGCCGCTTGTGCAGCAAGCTGGGACAACTGAACTTCAATCTCCGGGGGCAGTACGCGTTCTTCGGCTTCATCCCCTTCTTCAGCCATCGGGGGCAGCGCGGCACCCAACTGTTTCTCTATTTCCTTCCTGTACGCAAACGCCGTATGCTCCATGACATGTGCAGCCGCCGCTGCCATAATTGCTTGGGCTTGCGGGTTCTGGCCCATTATTGCGGCAATTTTTGGGTCTTTCATCGCAGCCATATGCACCCCCAAATGCGCCTCATGGTCTTGGTACAAGAACGCCTTGACTGGCTTGCCGTTCAGCAAGTTCATGTTCTCAGACACAGGGTCAACCGGCTTCATGTTGGTCTTGTCAGGCACAATCTTGGAGGCGTTTCTCATGCCCAACGTCTCAATCATCTGACGATGCAGGAACGGCAGGTCGTAGATCTGGGGTGCAGTCTGGGAAAGCTGCAGCACCGCTTGATACTGCACAACCCTCTGGCTCATCGTCGAAGCATTGGGGTCAGACACCGGGATGACATCCACCAGATCATAGTCGGCGCGTTTAGCCCTGCGACTACCTACTTCAGGCTCGTAGTTATATTCTTCAGGGGTGTTGTCCCGAATTATCTCGGCCAACAACTTGAACTCCTGTTTCATGGTGTAGTGAATCCGCGCCTGAACCGCGCTCATCACTTTCAACACCCGCTCCAGAATAGCCAACGTAGTCCCAACCGGGGACTGAGCAGACATATCCGATACTTTCAAATCAGCCACTGCTGCAAACCTGCGCCCATCCTCCACAATCTTGTCCATCAGCAGAGATAGCGTCTGGCTCGGCTCCTTGTAAGGCAGCGGCAGGATGTTGTCGCGGATGGCTCCAGAGGGTAGGTCTACATCCCTGAACTCCCCCGGCGCAATCGGTGTGTCATCACCTTTGATCCGCAGACCCCGCGCTTTCAAGCCACCGGGCAGGTTGGACAGGGTTCCCGCATCTACAAGCTGACGAAGAAGGGAGGTTGCTGCATTGGCGTGGCCCCCGATCAAGTGGATCAGGCCGAAGTAATAGAACCCGAAGCCGGGGATGTATCCATAGTGTACGAAGTGCTGGCGGCGTGACTTCAGTTTGTCGTCTTCCAACCAATTCCTGCGTACCGCCAATACCGTCCCTGTTGATTTTTCTATGGTTACTACATAGGGCAGTGCTATGCCGGTAGGTTCTCCGTCTTTCTCGTCTTCGTAACCTTCCAGATCAATGTCAACGTGCATCTCTAGAATCTGGTAACGGTTATCCGCTGTGGCGCTAAACCCCTGCTCTTTAGCTTTTTGTTTCTCCACATCGTCCATCACCAAGGACGGCTCACCAAGGTCTACATCCCGGTAGAACCCAGCCACCTGCAACCGGCGCATCTCGTTTTCTGTCTTACGCATCCGGTGCGTAACACGCTCGGCAGACTCAAGGTTCATCGCCCCATAGGGCACCACGATATCTTCCGGTGCAATAAACACCGCCGTCTGGCGCTCAAGGGCGGGGTCAAAGTAAATTTTCTTGAAGGCATTACCCGACAGACACAAGGTAATGAGGAGGCGTTCATGCTCTGGGCGATACTCCCGCATCACCTCGGTCAACTCATAGTTCATGTCTTCCTGCACACGAATTGACGCGTCTTTCTTAGCGACTGTCTCCTTGCCAATTATCCGTGCGCGTACCGGCCCGGTCGCCGGAAAAGTCTCCATGATCGTTTCTGACTGGAATTTGACTGCAGACTCCATCAGCAGGGGGTGGTACACCCCACAAGCACCGGGCCACGGCTCCGTGCGCTCCTCGTACTTCAACCCCAGCAGCTTCAAACCCTTGACGTAGGTATCCAACCAGTCTTTGCGGGAAGAGATATCCGCATCGTAGTCTCCCAGCAAATCACTAGACAGCGTTGTCAACGTGCGCTCGTCCATCTCATCTGCAAGGTTGCACCCAAAATCCCCACCTTCTTCCTCTGGGACAATCTCCATGCCGTTGATCTTGACCGACTCCGGGTCAACGATCTCTATCTCCATATCTGGCTCATCCGTAAGAGACTCAAGCCCTTGAGGTGCTTGGTATAGTGCTTTGTCTACGTTAGTAGCCATAACTTATCCTTAGTAGTACCCAGCACTACGCCGGGGCTTAAATTGTTTTTTTGGTTCCGGTTCATCACTTGGGAGCCGGATAAAGCCGCCCTGCCTGAATCGCATCAGCGCCATGATTGTGGAGTCAACCAAGTCGTCGTGGCTCATAAAAGGAAACCCTGCTATCTCCTCCATTAACTCCTCCGCAAACCGCGTTTGGGGGAGCCAGACCAATCCCGCTTTAATAATGTCCGCCACGGAATTCAAACGGGCAAATTTATCCCCTGATCCCCGGTGCGGGGTGTACTCCTGCACGATCATACCCGTGCGGCGCAACTCCTGATACAAGGGGGTGCCGCTGGACTTCTTCTCCACAATGAAACTATCTGGCTTCCAGTAATCATATTCTGCTTTAGCCAACTCTTTTAGTTCGGGGAACTCAACCCTGTTTTTGATTGAATTCAAGAGGATGATCTGGTGGTTGTCCTCTTCCTCATTGACGAACACTCCCCATATAGTAATGGCGGTAAAGTCCGCCCGGTTGTGCTTCTCCGCTGCAGCATCCAGCGACATGATTATGTAATCGCACTTGGGAGGATTTTCCCGTTCCCATAGCCGCCACCACTCCCGTTGAACAAGTGCAGACTCTTCAGCCGTGGGTTCCTGCTGGTACTGGGAGTTCCACTGAAACAGCGGCATTGACGCTTTGGTTTTGAGCAATGCCTCCAGTGGCAACCATTCCGGCCACAACGCTTTTTGCTCGTATTCCCCTGTTTTTGGGTCTTCTACGCTCAAAATAGCTGGAAATTCCACTATTTCGTACTGATCCGACATCTCATTCTGGGCCATATCCCGTGTAACCCGCCCAGTCAAGTCGTCCATATGCCATCGAGTCTGCACAATAGCCACCCGGCCACCCGGCATCAGGCGAGTACGTGCGCCATAAGTAAACCACTCATAAGCGCGACCAAAAACATCATAGTTCCCACCCAAAACGTCCTGTTCTGAGTGTGGGTCGTCCACTAAGAGCAGATCAGCGCCCCGTCCAGCAAGCGCGGAGCCTACGCCGCAAGCGTAATACTCCCCTCCGGAGTTAGTATTCCAACGCCCTGCTGATTTAGAGTCCGCAGCAAGCGTAACGGTAGGAAAAATCCCCTTATATAGGTCAGAATCGATGATATTTCGCACTTTACGGCCAAAATCCACCGCCAAATCGGTGGTGTGCGACACCATCAGTACCTTCTTATCCGGGTATTTACCTAAGAACCACGCTGGGAAGTAGATAGACACTAGTTGGCTCTTGCCATGACGCGGCGGGATGTTCACGCAGATGCGGTCTTTCTTACCCTCGGCAATCTCCATGAGCAAGTCCGCCAAAATTTGATGGTGGCGACCTACTTTATAGTCAGGCTGCATATATTTACAGAATTCTACGAGGTCTAGCTGGCACTTCTTTACGGCACGGCGGCGCTGTAACTCCTCGGCAATACGCAGCACCTCCTCCTGCTCGGCTGGCGTAAGTATATGCAGGTTGTTATACAGGCAGCGAAGCTCTGCCTCGGACAGGGATGTGCTAGTGATCAAGGGGGGGCTTGTCCGCACTCAATCCAAGTTCTTCGGAGAGGTTTATCATCTCCCCGCCCACCTCTACCATATCAGCATCATCGACATCCATAAGCAGCCGCAGCTTGCTACGCAGCCTTTCTTCAAGTTCCGACGAACTCTGGTGGGTCACCACCACTTCGCTGCGTTCGGTAAACAGCCCCACATCAGAGATCTTGCCCAGCAACTCCAACGCACGAATGCGTATTTTCGGGTCAGGGTTATCTGATTCCAAAATTAACTTGTTGGTTACAAGATGCCTGATCTGCACTGCGCGATCTACAACGGCGTGAGAGTACTCCGCAATAATGTTTCGCGTGAGCAAGATGGCCGCAGGGGGCGTTGCCGATAGCGTTTTAGTTGTAGGTAGTTCTTTGGGCTGGTCTTCAGTTGCCGCAAACTCTTCAACGATCCGAGCGGCAATGTCTGCATCGTCCAACGTAGGGGCTACTTCTAGTCCCTCTTCCTGCAGCAACTTGATTGTTGCACAGGCTGCAATGACTCCCTCGGAGAACTCAAGGGGTGTTAGGGCTTCGACAGGCATCGAAACGCCCACATCCGGCGTACATACAATTGTCATGCAATGCAGTCCTTTAGGACAGTTTCGTAAATTATAACGAAATAGGGGGTGGGGGGTACAAAAATAAAAAGTGACGGGGGGTGTTCCTATAACAAGGGGGGTGGGGGGCCACTTTGGAAAAAGTAGGGACAGTGGTAGCAGAATAGTAATTCACAAGCTGCCGGGACTCCGAACCCTACAGCGGGGGGTCGGGTGGTAGTGGGGTAACAAAGTAACCATATGTTACCTAGTACCATCGTACGATAACGCTTGACAGTATCTGCTAGATATGAGACTATCTGTTCACGGTGTCGCCGATGCCGAAACAGAGAGAGGTAGAGAATGAGCGCATTTAACGTTGATCATGTTGGACAGTCTGCGCAAAGCTTTGCGCAGTCAGAAGTAGCCGCACAAGGCGCGGTAGAGCAAATGGCCGCAGTGTTAGGGCAGAAGCCGAGCTTTGAATTGTGGGAGGCCGTGTTTACAGTGTGGAGCACAGCTTACGCTGATGCGTCGAAGTGTAATGACGCTGCGGTCAAGATGGCCCGGTCAAGGTTTTACGCCCGACTTAAGGTTACATTCGGCATAGAAAAGCCCAAGGCAACAAGCCCCAAGGCGATAGAGATCGACGCGAAGCGTCAAGAGGCAAATAGCGCGGCTGATGATTGGGCTGCAACGTGTGGGTACGATATGGAAACCATGCGTACCCTTGCGGCTGATTTCTACGCCACGGGAAACAAAGCCGGATTCAAGATTGCCGAGCTTGCGATTAAGACAGTAGAGAAAGAGGCAAAAGCCTTGTCGGTTGATGCGTTGCGTGATTTGAAGGAAGAGCTTCGCAAGCTCATGAAGGAAGCCACTGCCGATAAATTGCAAAATGCGATTAACGCACTGAAGTAACGTAATACCCTCCCGGCGATTCGCCGGGAGGGAACCTAGTGGGAGGATGCATCATGATTACGTTTTACCGCCACGGATCAGATGGAACGGTAAACTTGTTTTATCGTCCGGAAGGGACAAACTACATATTTCAGGTGGGTCAGAGTATGCTTCCGGCCTCTGCAGAAAAGTCTCAATGGATTATTCAATGGGACGGAAATCCGGAATATGATTCGGGATATATGCAATACACGTTCACGGATAAAGCATCTGCGGTTAGAGAATTTGCGAAAATGGAACAGGAAGAAAATTCGCGGAGATAAAATCCCGCAGCAAACTAAGCCGCCTTCGGGCGGTTTTTTTTCGCCCTTTTTTTGCTGGAACAAAGCAACAACCTGTTACTTTGTTCTACACCCTACGATCTACGTTCCACAGTCTACGCACCCCTTGATGCCAGTTTCTTGAGCGGCGATGGGCCTATGGCATAGCAGGATTCAAATCACCATTTCAATCCGCCAAGATGCCAGTTTCTTGAGCGGCGATGGGCCTTACGTTCCAGCCCTCGTCGAGGGTGGGCCTATGGGCAGCGGGGGCTGGAACAAAGTAACATCACGTTACGTTGTTCTACATATCTGCTGGATATGTTATAAGTTCTATGCCTTCTGGTGGTGCCAAGTGGTAGATGGCGGAATCCCCAGAATATCCGTTAAAACACTTTTTGGTTTCTGCGCGACTGTTTTGGGGCTAAAGTGGTGCCAAGTGGTATATGGCGGAATCCCCAGAATAACCGTTAAAACGCTATTTTATTTCTATAGCGTATTCAGCTAATAAATACATATTCGCTAGGTAAATACATTTGCCGGTTTTTGCCCGTTAAGCATATGGCAGTTCGCGGTACACGGTGCAACGCGGCGCGGCAAACTGCAGCAAAGTGAACCAAAACATTTTATCCGGAATGTTCCAGAATTTCACCATTTGGCTGGGGATTGCACCAAAAGTTGGAAGAATGCTTTGCGGCACCACTTGGCACCACCATTTGAGGATGGTAAATTGTAGTATAGTATAGTATATAGTATTAAATATTTTTTTATTTTAGAATGTTCCAATGTTCCAAGAAAAAAACGACGCGTCGCCAAAATTTCCGGTTTTTGTGGGGGTGCCATCCTGCTTCGCCTATTTCACTCCCAATCTCCCCAAGTCATTTTTACCCCCTCACCTCAGGATAAAAGAACAATATCATTAATCATAGACTTACATGCCCACGTACCACGGATTTTCACGGCAAAAATGGGGATTCCGCCCCGCGCCACCCTGCACCGCCCTATCCCACCCCAAACCACTATTGCTACCCATATTAGGAATAGTTATCACTCCAAAAACGAAAAAGTGTTTTAACGGATATTCTGGGGATTGCACTCTTTGATGCTAGCGCCCACCAAACATACCCAAACACTAAAATAAAAATCGTAAAGTGTTTTTACGGATAAATAGGCGAATATACTATCCACTACCTGCCACAACCAGTTGACATTTACTGATAGTTGTGGTATACTTGTTTTTGAAACGGTAGGACAGGTCGGCGGGTCTCACGCCCCCCGGCTGGCAGTGCAGGTGTAGAACAAAGTAACGCGGTGTTACCTTGTTCTTGTGCTAGGGATTCAGAGCTTGAGTCTGCAAGGGAAGTACTGGCAATAGCCGAACGCCCCACGCTGCAAGGTGGGCAGTCAGTAGGCCGGGAGTAATCCCGAGGGCGGCAGTAGCGCACACAGATGCGATGCCCTGCAAAACAGAGACCTTGTGAGTACGGGGTGTGCGTAGTTGGCCGCACTGGAGTGCGGTGAAGCCCCGTAAGGACGACTGAACGAAGGCGCACTTGGCAGGTAATGGTGAAGACCCCCCGGCTACGGCATGGTGTGCTCACGCGCACCTAAACCGCCGGGGGCTTTCTCATGGGCACTGCGGTGTTCATGGGAAAGCGGGAAGCGCAGTACACAAGGTAACAGCCTGTTACTTTGTTCCAACACAGGAGGAGAACTGAGATGCAGGTAATCCAGATGAAGCAGTGGGAGGCCGATGCAATACACGGTGGCCTGACCCAGACCACCAAGATGCCATGTCGATCTTACTCCACCCCTACGGCCCTGTGCGTGACGGGGTTCAAGATGGCGCAGATACCGGGGTCGATCTGCTCCGAGTGCTACGCCATGAAGGGTATGTACAAGATGTACGCCAGCAACATCGAACCTGCGCAACACGCACGGCATGAGGCGATGCTAACCGACCCGGCATGGTGCGATGCGATGGTGGCCTCACTAGGTGCCAGCCCGTACTTCAGGTGGTTCGACTCAGGCGATATCCCCTCCCTTGAAGCCTTGGAACGTATTGTCGAGGTCTGTGTGCGCACCCCGGACACACTGCACTGGCTCCCCACAAGGGAGTACGGCATGGTCAAGGCGTATATCGCCAAGCACGGCAAGGACTCAATACCAGACAACCTGATCATCAGGCTGAGTGCCATGTACCCAGACCGTCCCACCGTGGTGCCCCTGTCCCTGCAGGGTATCAAGAACGTGCTTACAAGTAATGTACACACTAAGGGCACGGTGCCCACAGGTTCCAAGTGCGGTGCCCCCACACGAGGGGGGCGGTGTGGCCCGTGCCGTGACTGCTGGGATGTGACCGTCGAAGCAGTTTCATATTGTAAACACTAGGAGGTGTGAGATGAAAGAAACCCTGAACTGGCAAGACCTACGTGCCCTAGGTACGACAGACAACGGGGGGCGGTGGCATCCAAGACCCGACATAGCTGAGTACTTCAACGCTATCCGGAGTCCATCCCGTGCGTGGCCTCACAGCTACGCCAAAGCTGCAATGACCAACAAGTTTGCCAACTGGCTGTTCGCTAATCGGTTGGCGGTGGCTCAACGATTTTTCAAGGAGGTGCCAGATGAACCGTAAGTACATCAAGAGATTCAGGGTTGAGACAGACGGGGGCCGGATCGTCGGCCACGCCGACACCGTTGAGGTGGCAGAGTTTATTGCCAGCAAGGGACGGGGGCGGTGGGTGTTCCGGTGGTTTGAAGGGCGCTACTGCTGCGCTAAACAATACTAACAGGGAGTAGACAAATGGAAAGCGTTTACGGCTTTTACATCAAAGATGATATGGACGTTGTATTTCAGCAAGCAATAAGCGATGGGCGGATGTCCCTCTCAGAGGCCCAGATGTATATGTACATGGGCACCCAGCACGGGGTGGATACGTTCAAGCACGTAGATACGAGGGAGTACCTCAAGTGATCGACAGGCAGAAGCAACTACGCAAGGCTATGAACATCTACAAGACCCTCGGCCCGTGGGTCGCGGCGCGGTACATGGCGCGTCGAGGCTGGAGTATTGAAGCGGCACTGTACGTGCTGATTGGCCGGGTGCGG